AGACAACCACAACTGTTGCATATATGTTATGGGAAACTATCTTCAAAGATACACAAAACTGTGCAGTATTGGCCAACAAAGGTTCTTTGGCAAGAGATATTTTGGCAAAGTATCAACTTGCATATGAAAATCTACCTATGTGGTTGCAACAAGGTGTGGTTACCTGGAACAAAGGTAACGTAGAACTAGAGAATGGTTCTAAGATTATTGCTGCATCTACATCAAGCTCTGCAATTCGTGGAGGTGCATTTAACATTGTATTCTTGGACGAATTTGCTTTCGTTCCTACCAATATTGCGGAAGAATTCTTTAACTCTGTTTACCCTGTAATTTCATCAGGTAAAAAGACAAAGATTATTATCGTGTCTACACCTAATGGTATGAATCTTTTCTACAAACTGTGGATGGATTCAATCAACAAGAAGAATGATTACAAACCATTTGAGATTCACTGGTCTATGGTACCAGGCCGTGATGAAAAATGGAAAGAAGAAACAATTCGAAACACCTCAGAGAGACAATTCAAACAAGAGTTTGAAACCGAGTTCTTGGGTTCTTCTAACACATTGGTTTCGGGTTACAAGTTGCAACAATTGGTCTATGTAGATCCAGTTGCCAACCACGATTTGTTAAAAATCTATGAACATCCAGTCAAAGAAGGTGTCAACGAATCTAAATCCGACCACCTATATTGTATAACAGTGGATGTATCTGAGGGTAAGAACCTAGACAGTTCAGCGTTTTCTGTTATTGACATTTCGCAGACACCATACAAACAGGTGGCCACATATAAGAGTTCGTCAATCACACCAATATTGTTTCCTACGGTTATCTACAATACAGCCAGATACTACAACGATGCATATATTCTGGTAGAAATTAATAATAATCCACAAGTGGCAGACTCACTACACTCGGATTTTGAATATGAGAATTTGTGGAAAATATTTACAGGCAACAAGAAACCCCAACAATTGTCGGCTGGTTTTGCCCGTGGCATTCAAATGGGTCTAAAAATGTCCCCACAAGTCAAGGCAATTGGTTGTTCCAACCTAAAAACTTTGATTGAGGGTGACAAACTATTGATAAATGACTTTGATACCTATTCGGAATTAACAACTTTTGTTCAACAAAAGAATTCTTTTTCTGCGGAAGAAGGTGCAAATGATGACATGGTAATGTCGTTGGTTATCTTTTCATGGGTAACAACTCAACAATACTTTAAAGAAATTGTCAACCACGATATTCGCAAACAAATTCAACTGGAAAATATGAACCAGATGGACGATGATGTTCTACCCGCACCAATTATTGAAGATGGTCTGGAACATGATTTTGAGGTGGTGGGTGGAGACCTGTGGGAAATCGCAGACGGTGGAGAAGTTTATGCAAGCTTCTCAAAAAAGATGATGGATCGGTTGTAAATCCGGCCTTTCATAAATACACATATGGTATTTTGCCAAAAGAACATAATAATTCAAGGAGAATAAAATGGCATTTCAAATCTCTCCAGGCGTAAATGTATCGGAGATCGACCTAACTACAGTCGTTCCATCAGTACAAACTACGACCGGTGCATTTGCTGGAACATTTCAATGGGGTCCAGCAAATAAAATCAAATTGATTGGTGACGAAATAACACTAGCTAGCACATTCGGTAAGCCAGACTCAACCACAGCAACATCATTTTTTACTTGTTCCAATTTTTTGGCTTACGGCAACAGTTTGAATGTTGTTAGAGCTGTTGGTACAACAGCAAGAAACGCATATGCATCCGGCACCGATATTCAAATTGAAAATGAAGATGTTTATGAAGCTTCACTTCTATTGAATAACAATTCAAACACATACGGATCATTTGTTGCAAGATATCCAGGTGCAATGGGTAATTCTTTGTCTGTTTCTGTTTGTGCAAAAACTTCTCTTTTTTCAGGTTGGGCTTATGCTTCTTATTTCTCATCTGCACCAGGCACATCGGAATATGCAACAGCTGCAGGTGGTTCACTTGATGAAATGCACATTGTTGTTATAGACGATCTTGGTTACTTTACTGGTACAGCAGGAACAGTTTTAGAAACTTATGCTTTTGTTTCAGCTGCATCAGATGCAACAATTAACGGTATGTCAAATTACTACAAACAAGTTATTTTTAATAACTCAAAATATGTTTATGTAATGGATCCAGTTGATTATGCAACAACAAGTTCTACATGGGGCACAACAGCATTTGGCAAAACTTTTGCTAATCCATCAGCAATACAAAACGTAAATTTGGCCAATGGTGTTTCCGCAGCACCAACAGATGGTGATATATCAAGTGCATATGATTTGTTTATTAACAAAGAATCTGTTGATATTTCATTAGTATTGACTGGTGCTCACAGTGTTACAGTTCAACAATATGTAATCGACAACGTTGCCATCTCTAGAGCAGACTGTGTGGCTTTTGTTTCTCCAAGATACTCAGACGTTGTTAATCAAGCTGGAAGTGAATCTACTAATATCACAAACTGGTTAGGTTCATTATCAAGAGCATCTTCATATGTTGTTGCAGATTCTGGATGGAAGTATCAACTAGACAAATACAACAACGTTTATCGTTGGATGCCATTGAATGCTGACATTGCAGGTTTGTGTGTTAACACAGATACAGTAAGAGATCCATGGTTCTCACCTGCTGGTCTGAATCGTGGTGCAATCAAGAACTGCGTTAAATTGGCATGGAATCCAACAAAAACATTCCGTGATGCGTTGTACAAACAAGGTGTAAACCCTGTTGTTTCATTCCCAGGCCAAGGCACATTGTTGTTTGGTGACAAAACATTGTTGGCAAAACCATCTGCATTTGATAGAATCAATGTTCGTAGATTGTTTATTGTCTTGGAAAAAGCAATTGCACAAGCCGCAAAATTTTCATTGTTTGAATTGAACGATGAGTTTACCCGTGCTCAGTTTGTTGCTTTAGTAGTTCCGTTCTTGCGTGACATTCAAGGTCGCCGTGGTATTACTGATTTCAAAGTTGTTTGTGATTCAACAAACAATACAGCACAAGTAATTGACAGCAATCAATTTGTTGGTGATATCTACATCAAACCTGCTCGTTCAATTAACTACATTCAGTTGAACTTTGTTGCTGTTGGAACTGGTGTTGACTTCACTACAGTTGTTGGCGCAGCCTAATAAATAAAACGACAATAGGAGAATACAATGGCATTCAACGTAGCAGAATTTAGAGCGAATATGATTGGTGACGGAGCCCGTCCTAATCTGTTCTCAGTCTCTTTAGTTTTTCCAACACTAGCCGTAAACGGCGCACTAGCTGGTCAGAAAGTTAATTTCATGGCCAAAGCTGCACAACTACCAGGTTCAACAATTGGTACTGTACCAGTTTTTTACTTTGGTCGTGAAATGAAGTTTCCTGGTAACAGAACTTTTGCCGACTGGACATTGACAATCATCAACGATGAAGATTTCGCAATACGAAATTCTTTAGAATCTTGGATGAATGCAATCAATAGCCATGCAGCGAATGTCCGTTCTGGTGCTGCAATTGGTTCCACAGGTTACTCTGTAGATGCAAGTGTGACACAATACGGCAAGACAGGAAATGAGCTTAAGAAATACAACTTTGTTGGTATGTTCCCACTAGACTTGGCACCAATTGATTTAGATTGGGGTTCAAATGATGCAATTGAGGAATATACTTGTACGTTTGCTTACCAATATTGGGAAACAGATACAACAACTTGATATATGAGGAGGGCCTTGTGCCCTCCATGTTTTTTTGATTTTATAATTACACACAAAATATGGCAAATACAAACAAGTTCTCACTGTTCGGTTTTACAATCTCTCGTCAACAAGATGAGGATGATAAAGTCGTTCAACAATCTTTTGCACCTCCAACTTCGGATGATGGTGCATTAACTATTACATCTGCCGCTTACTACGGTACATATGTTGATCTAGACGGTACAGCAAAGAATGAGGTAGAACTGATTTCTCGATACCGTGAAATGGCAATGCAACCTGAAATTGAATCTGCAATAGATGACATAGTTAATGAAGCTATTGTACAAAATGATGATGGCAAAATTACTGAAATTGTTTTAGATGATTTAAAACAACCAGATAAAATTAAGAAGGCCATTAAAGAAGAATTCAATACCATTCTTCGTTTGTTTAATTATCAAAATATGGCACAAGATATTTTCCGCCGTTACTATGTTGACGGCAGAATGTATTATCACCTTATTATTGATCGTGAGAACCCACAAGAAGGTATTAAAGAGTTAAGATATATTGATCCACGTAGATTGCGTAAAGTGCGTGAGATTAAGAAACAAAAAGATGAACGCACAGGTGTGGAGATTATGAACCCTGTAAATGAGTACTACATCTACAATGACAAGGTAGTCTCAGGATCAGCCTCAAACTTTGGACCAGTCGGTACACGCATCACAACAGATTCGATCATCTCGGTGGTTTCTGGCCTTATGGATTCACGTAGGGCAGTTGTGTTGTCATATCTACACAAGGCAATCAAGCCATTGAACCAGTTAAGGATGATTGAAGATGCAACAGTTATCTATAGGATTTCACGTGCTCCTGAACGCCGTATCTTTTATATTGACGTTGGCAATCTTCCTAAGTTAAAAGCGGAACAATACCTCCGTGACATTATGGTCAAGTATAAGAACAAACTTGTCTATGATGCAAACACAGGTGAAGTCCGTGATGACCGCAAGTTTATGTCCATGATGGAAGACTTTTGGTTACCACGTAGAGAAGGCGGCAAAGGTACAGAGATTACCACACTACCAGGTGGACAAAACCTAGGTGAGTTGGAAGATGTTAAGTACTTTCAAAAGAAATTATACGGTGCATTGTGTGTACCAGTTTCTAGATTAGAACCGAATCAAAGTTTTTCTCTTGGTCGTACCTCAGAGATTACTAGAGATGAATTGAAGTTCTCCAAATTTGTTGATAGACTACGTAACAAATTTTCGGATGTTTTTGACCAGGCTCTTCGTGTACAGTGTGTACTTAAAGGCATATGTACCAATGAAGAATGGAACTTGTTTAAAGAACACATTCACTATGATTTTATCAGAGATAATAATTTCTCCGAATTAAAAGAATCGGAATTAATTAATCAAAGATTGTCTTTGTTGGGTGCAGTCGATCCTTATACGGGCCGGTATTTTTCACAAAAGTGGATACAACAAAATGTGTTGCGTTTATCAGATGATGAGATTGAAGAAATGCAGGAACAAATTGACAAAGAAAAAGAAATGGGTCTTGGTTTGCCAGTTGCAGTAACTAACGATGTTGCACAACAACAAATGATGGGTCAGGTTCAAACTGACCAAATGGTACAACAGGCAAAGTTGATGCCTGACCAAGGTCAAGCTGATGGAAGTTCTGGTGGTTCTACATCAGACAGCCCAAAAGCAAAGAGTTCTAGTGGTTCGAAGCCAGTTAAAGGTGATTTGAGTTTAGAAGATACTACCTTCACTAGATTAAAACGCATATTATAATTAGGAGATAAACATGGCAACAGCAAGAGAAATAGTAGACTATGCAGAACAAGATAACGCAAAAGAAATGCGGGATGCTTTATATTCTGCATTGCAAGACAAGGTAATGGCGCACATTGAAGCACACAAACAATTGGTCGCACAAAACATAATGAACCCACCAGAAGCATCTGCTGAAGATGAAGCGGTTCAACCAGAAGTTGCGACTTAATTTTGTCATATTGGTATAAATATTATTCAAACAATAACAGGGATTTCAAATGGCAAATTCATTTTCATATCAAGTCATTAAAGACACAACAGAACATGCCGTTATTAAGTTAACAGGCAAGTTTGATGGTACTGGTC